CTTCCCTAGCGAAAGGGACTTAGAAAATATATTTGTTAACCCTAATGCACATCCTGGTTTCTTCACAAAGATGTTATTTGGTGATACACGTAAGGAGACTTTGTCAACTTCTTATGTTGTTGCTAAGAGTATTTTTGAGCATTTGAAGACAACCACTTATAAGTGGAGTGGTTTATGGACATTAGGCGGTAGATCTAAAGATATTAAATTAACTAAAGAACGTAATGAGAAAGTATCGACACGTGCTATTTGGATCCCGGAGGAACCACTTGTACTTCTCTCACTTATTATTGTTCAACCTTTTACCCATGCTCTTAGCTTGATTGAGCGGAACTGTATTTTTATAGGCAAAAACTTTTCTTCTGTTGAATTATCTTGGATCTCTAGATTGAATGATTTCTATGATACAACTCTTCGTTGTGATTGGTCGTTATTTGATACTAAAGTTACCGAGGGTATGATTCTTGCTGCGATGCAGATTATTAGAAATGCCTATCCTGAAGGTCGACACATTGACCGATATTTTGCCTTTCTAACAGACACTGTGGTTAGAAAGAATTTAGTGGTTTCTCCTGGTTTCGTTTATAAGATTTCCAAAGGAATGCCGTCTGGTCATCCAATGGTTTCTTTAATTAATACAATTGTTAATTATATGAACTTCGTCGTAATCTTACAAAAAATATATGGTGTTGGTAAGGTACGTTCGTCAGCTTACGGTTTATTCTCTGGCGACGATTCTAAAATTCACTGTAAATTTAACGAGAAGTTATTTGGTATTAAAGATATCATAAAAGAAAATACGGATTTAGAGATCTCTGAAGACATACTTGATACTATGATTCTTAAATCTAATAAAATCTATAATGATAAACCAGTCAGGTTCCTCAAACGAATCGTTTATCAAAGTGGACTTATTGGATGGGATTTCTCAGCAATTATTAAAAAGTTTATATATACAGAAAAACGTATCAATAACGTTTGGTCCTCTTTAAATTGGATTACAAACGTTATATCACAAGCTCCTTTTAACTTCAGATTATACGAATTGTTTTCTGACTATCTTAAATATAGCGTGTCTAAGGAGTATTTTAAAAATAAAAGAAAATTAAAATTTTATACAAACCTGTTTAATGAGCGCCTTAGAAATTCGTATGAACTAGGAGTTTCACTATGTACATATCCTAAAGGTGTTCGTAATATTAAACTGGGAGACAATATCGAAAATATGTTTGCTTCATCTGATAGAAAAAGTATTCGTAAGTGTGTTGATTTTGAAGCCGCTTTCTCTAGGTACGAAGATTATCTTTTATTAGGCTCTCTAATGCAGAATTATACCTCATTCTTTGAAGTATACTCAGAGATAGTTACTAAGTTTATTGAAAAGGCTAAGGAGGGTAATCTGAAAGGATGCTTAGATTTATATAAGTCAAAATATGCGAGAAAGTTAGATCTTTTTAGAGTTTTACGTCTCTTAGAGTATACTGACTATCGCCCCGCAGATTTTGATGAAATTAAAATAAGTAAACTCGTAGCAAGTGACCGACTTCTAATCAAAACATTCGTCGCTAGCTGTAGGGATCCAAAGAAATTTAATAAACTCTTTCCGAATAGTGATATTCTTTTAAGGAAAAGAGTTTTACAAGTTAAGGAAGAGCC